TCACTAGAGAAATATCTAGCAAACTGGTAGAAAGGAACTTCACTTGTAGCTGAATTAACCAAGAACATCGTCGCCTTATGCATCAATCCAGCAATATCAGACTTCCCAACTCCTTTAAACACCAACTCCATTTTCTCTTCTGCTTCAAACAACAACACCTTTGCTGCTTCTAAATCATCACTAGTTAATGTCAAGTCATGCTTGCCATGTGCTGCGGAGACTACCATAGATAGTTTCATTAGATGTGTTCGCCTGCGTCCCATATAGCCGTCGAACTTTGGATCATAGAAAGGTGGATTGTCTTCTGCTTCATGACAATAGGTATCCCAAAGTGCTGCAAAGTTTTCAGTGAAACTAAATTCCCCAGAAAGTAAAGATACTTTTTCTAGATCGTGGATTAGTAATTCACGTAGATCCTTTTCCTTATTACTTTGTACGGGGATAGTTACAAGTTTCCCTTTCTTTTCCTCGTAGATGAATATGATTCGAGAAGTTAATCCACCTCCTATTGATTCTATAGGTAGAGAACTTTGAATTAAGTCAGGGGTAGTGCCAGCAATTAGATTAACCCAAACTCCTATGATTTCTTCTTTCTTCCTTGCAATAGTTTCATATGCCCACTTGCGATCACAGTCGTACCAGTCGCATAGGGCAGCCATTAGCTCGTTGTTATGGTAGCCTAGAAATACGGTGAATTCTTTAGAGAATATTGTTAGGGAGGAGTGGTAAGTTTGGACACCTGTAGCCATGTCTACATCAGTTAAATTAGTATCTTTCAGGTGACGAATCAGCGCTTGAAGTGATGTAGCTTGAGCAGACATCTTAATCGCAGGCAATTCATTTAGAATATCCAATCCAGGATTCATAGCAGTACCTTTGCCTGTAGCAGAAGGTCCTACTAAAACGATATAGAGATTAGGGTAAAATGTTAGGGCAGTTCCCCACTTGATAGAACACTTCCTTTGCATCGCTGATGCTATACATGAAATTGCAGTCCATTTGCGAAATAAAAGTGGTGGTTCAGTGTTTTGTGTATATGTGAGAAAGGCATCAATCCAGTTAGGGAGTCTTCGTTCTAATTGATTCATATATGTCTTTCAATTTCTCAGCTAGTATATTAGGATTAGATGGAATGTATTTACTTTTAAATTCAAGCATATCTTCTTTGCACATATTTAGACCAATTGCAAGATCAGCAGGCGTTTGAATTTCTGTGTCATTGTAAATTAGTGGTGTCTCTAGAGATGCTTTAATCTTCAATAACATCTCTGCATGTTGAATCCAAGGAGCTGATAAAGGAATTTGAAATACTACAGAGTCATGCACTTGAGCAAGAAGCTCTATAGGTTTGAACAGATGTTGATTGTAATAGATGTGTTCAACCCCTTGTTCATTGATCTTATCAGCGCATGTAGATTGTGGCAGTTGAGCATAACCTTCACGATAGGTTGCTAGGCAAGCTGACTTAGGTACATTAGGATAGGAAGGGATAATAGGTCCAAGAAATAATCTATTGCGACCAAAGAGATTTGTAACTACTCTATTCTTCTTTAGCATTTGTTGGATCTTAATATGATAGCCGTTGCGAATCTGCGGATAACCTCGGTGAATCTTTTCTATAATATGTTTAGCATCATTCTCAGGCATTTCATTCTTGAGTGAGAATGTTCTAAACCCAACATCATAGTTCGTAGCATGATTACCTTTCTTTCCCCAGAAGCGTTCACTCTGTCTACCATCGCCTAGTGGTGATGAACCATCTTCTGCTGAAATCTCACCATATGGTTTGCCTAGGATAATTGAAGCGGTTAAGCGATGTAGGTCTATTCCTTCTTCAAATGCTCTAATCTGCTCAATAACCCCTCCAACATAAGCGACAATTCTATTTTCAATCTGGGATAAATCGAAAGAGTATCCAATGTATCCTTCATCAAACAGGAAGAACCTAAGGAGATCGTGCGGCCAGTTTTGTTGATTACCTCCAAGTCCAAAGATAGTTTTACCTGAGGAAAGTCTCCCAGTTTCAACTGTTCCAGGTTTCCAACTTGATCTGTATCTGCCATCTTTATCCACCTTTCCTATGTCTAGGTATCTAGAGTTTCTGGTTTCCAGCCCACGAATATCAAGCATGATTTGGGCTGCTTTATAGTCGCGTCGAGCAAGTCGCTTCATAGCATCGACGTCTGTAGTTGGTACATAAGCTCCGTGAGTGTTTCTTTTCTTATAAGGTTTGATTCTTAATTCATCGTAGAAATATCTCATCAGTTGTTGCGGTGAGTTGTGGTTGATCTTGTAGCCAACTTCCTCATGCAATGCTTCAATGAAGATATCAAGTTTAGCTTGTTCCTTTTTCTTATATTTCAACATGCCAGCTACGTCAACTTTAATTCCTCTCTCACCCATGTAGATTAGAGGTTTAATGAGCTTCCGTTGACGCTCGTAAGTTTCGATGTTGTCTTGTTTTATTATTTCTTCCATCTGCCCTGGGTGTGCAGCAGCTGTTGCAATAGAATCCATTCCATTGTAAGTCCACCATTGATCCCAGGTGCCAATGCCACGTTTGATCCACTGCTTCCCATCAGCTTTGTAATAAGGAATGTCAGTGTGCATTGTAGTTACAAAGTCAAGACCTGCACCGAAGTCAGGGAAGGAAATCTTCTGTGCTATCTGAGTGCAGTGAAGTTCTCCTCTAGGAATGATTCCGTATTTATGAAGCATGAATTGTGTATCAAAGATGAAATTAGCACCACGTTTTTGGATCTTTGGACTTTGAATTATCTTAGCAACCAACAGCATGATTTCATACTCTTGATCAACCGTGAAGTAATCACCTTGGCTGTAGCGGAATGGGATTGAACAGGCATTTGTACCTTCCCAAGCAAAGGCAATGCAATCTACTTCCTCATTAATAACTTCAATGTCAATGTCTATGGTTCGACCATGTGTGCCTAACTCATAGCAATGGTTTAAGATTGAAATTGCTTCAGCGAATGTTACTCTAATTTTTATATCTCTAGGTGTTGATTTGATTTCAGAGAATTGACTTTCTTTATTTGCAAGCATTAGATCAGAGACGATTAGAGGTTTGTTTAGGTAGTTGAATTTAGGAACCATAAATGTAGCAGGGTGGAAGGTAGGGATTACCTTTAGACCAGGGACAATGGTAGACTCGATTACAGATCCACGCCACTTGGTGATACCTACACGATTTGTCAAGGCGATCAACGCTACATTGCCAAAAGCTACTACCGCATTGAGATTTAATTTAGATAGTTCTTGGCCTAGTTCTTTAATGTAGGTGTAACCATCCTGGGAAATTGTATAGTTGCCACCTTTCTTTATGTTGATGTACTTGACCAAAGGTGCATCGAGATCTTTGATTACATTGGTTAGGTATAGAGAATGTCGTAGGACTTTTGCCATCTGTAGACATTCATCTAAGCCATGACCTGCAGGTCCAACCCAAGGTTTGCCTTGGTGTATCTCATGCATCCCAGGTTGTTTACCTACACCTGCAAGTTTTGCAGTTAGGTTACCAGATGGTGGGACATAGGTTCGTTTCATTCAAGTAACCCTATTGTAGTCATGTAACCTAATTCATTTAACTTTCCATTAATTATTCCAAAGGCATTAGCAGGATATAAGTTGATAAGAGATTCTAGTGTCTCCCATTTTTCTACATCTTCTTTATTACTTAAGGGATCTAAAAGATTTACCTTTCCAAATATCTTTGATTCAATAGTTTTCATATCTAACCTCCCAGTTAGTATTATTATTAAACGATCTTTTGAATTGGAGGATATTTACCCCAGACAAATCGTCTTAATCTGATGATCTTTATTCCTTTCCATTCTGAAGGATATTCTGTTGCATGTGTTAGGTCTTTTATATTCACCTGATAAGGATCAACTAACAATGCCTTTGGTATCCCTTCTTTCTTACCAGGACTTATCATATCAATGACTTTTACTGCAGGTGCAGCCATAAGTAGTTTGAGAAATGATCTTCTGTCAATCATAATTGTCCTCCTGAAAATTCTCCAGTTATTTTAAAATGTACATTTTAGTAAGTTTTACTTCATTTGTTTACCTTTATAACAAATAGTATAAAAGCTGTTATTGCTAATATAATAACTAATAATTCCATTACTTCATCCCATGCAGTTTAATTAAAAAAGAATCTCTATAACCTTTACTCAGTTCAAACCCTACAGGACTCATACCTAGTTTATCCGCTGCGATTAGTCCATTGCCTGAACCTAGAAATGGAATCAAGACACGTGAACCAGGGAATGCAAAAGTATTGTAAATCTCTTGCATTAACTCTACTGGTCGTTCCGTAGGATGAGTCTTCTGTTGTGGTGGTACAGGTGGGAAACCATCGAAGTTGTTTGACCTGCCTGGTTTGTTGAGCGCAGGACGGCCTTTCCATGCATAGAAGAACATCTCGTAGGTGTTAGCCATATGCATCTCGGGTCGCTTAGATTGACCAGAGGGCTTTGTCCATATACCACACATTCTTGTTGTATTGAATCCTGCATTGATTATTCCTTTATATATGTCTTCAAACCAAGGTTCAGGAGCAAACCAGCAGATGATCCAAGAGTGTTCAGCCATAGCACGGTAACATTCTTTAAATGTTTTCTGCATGAATTTAATATAGTCACTTGTTGGTACCTCGTTGTAATCCTCTTGTACATACCTAGACTCACCATCTGATTTCTTAGCATCGCTGCCCTTGCCTTTACCACCTATGTTGATAGCATAAGGTGGATCAATTTCAACCAAGTGCATGATGTTGTCAGGGATTTGCTTAACTCCTTTAAAAAAGTCACTAAGAATAAAACACTTTGCAAGTTGATTAAAAGCACTATTCTTATTAAGTTCAATCTTCTGTGCTATTGTATCTTTAACCATTGCTTCACTCATCTTGTTTATCAATTTAGAAGCATCAGATTGTGTCTTGCATTTATCAAATAGTTCTGGAAATGCTTCGCGCGCTTCAGCTCGTTTGATAGCGGTGGAGACAGTACCTTTTGTTCGACCTATCTTTTCTGCAGTGTCACCTATACCCCATCCATCTTGGTTAGGACCAGGTGCTTTAACTCCATGAATTGATTTCTGTAATGTATCTGTTTCTCGAACTAAGTTATCATACTCCCAGTATTCAAAATCTTTACGGAAGAAATTTTCATCTAGTTCAATAACCTTCATTTCAAGCTCTGTTAGGTCACCATAGATACGTACAGGTATTGTTTCCACTTCATTTTTTTGCAGAACCATATAGCGACGTTCGCCTGCGAGTAGGAAGTATTTATCATTTTCAATCCTCTTCACAGCTAAAGGGGAGATTAATCCACTTTCTTTCATTGAAGATTCCATATCATTCAGATCACCCATTTCCTGCCTAGCACGTTCCCCTACCTCAATATCATCTAGTGCCACCATAGCCACTTCGCCTACGTTGATCATAGTTATCCTCCCAACAGTTTTAATAAATTAGCTGCCTGTGCAGTAGATACTTTTGGAATAGCTTTTGCTTTTGCTTTCTTTGTCACAGATTTAGGTTTCTTGGTAGGGATTCGTCGGGACAGGCGAATTTGACGTAGATGTTCTATTGCTTCATCTTGAGACATATCGGTTAAGGCAGGGATGCCCAGGTCATTTAGGTTGGCCATTATGTTTTCCTTTAATCAGACAATAATTTAAAGTTATGCTTTCTTTCTGAAGTACTTAGATGATTATATATAGCTTTTTGTACATTGTAGCTATTTCCTTTAAATTTTATCTCTATACGACTTAATACACCCTCTGATACCCATATAGAATTATTCTCTAATGACATAAAGTCTTTAATTATATGTATCATATGCTGTTCATGAATAATTTCTTTAATTGTAGTTTTCTTCATCACTTAGCCCTCTTCTCTGCTTGTGCCAAGGAAGGAATTATCTCTCTTGGCTTAGTTGATTTTTCCAACAAGATGCCAACTATAATCTGGCCATGTTCTTCAATTAAATCTAGAAGATCATCCAAGATTACACCAAATACTGTACGGCGAAGTCCATAAGTGTTCAATAGTTTATTAGCACGAGTTTGTTGTTCTTCTGTAATCTCAAATGATAGCCTAGGTTTGTAGTCGTCAACAGCCATTTTTGTCTCCAATACAGTTTGGTTTTTTGTATCCACTATATATATTATATACATATGATGCAGTTATACCAAATTTAGATGCTACATCTTTTTTCTTTGTACCTATTCTACACAATCTTTTTATTTCATTTATATCTCTATAAGTTAGTTTAGTTACTTTCCCACCTTGGTTATTAGAATTCCTATATGCTCTATCCATATTATTATCTGAATATGTACCACAGTAGAGGTGAGAAGGATTAACACATATTCTATTGTCACAATGGTGTAGTATTAATTTTCCTTTTGGAACATCTCTTTTTCTACTAAGTATCCATGATACTCTATGTGCTCCCAAAGTACCAAATCTACCATATCCTTTACCAGCTATTGCACCTTTCCAATTCCAACATTCACCAGATTGACCTACAATAACTTTATTCCAAAACCTTGTTTCATCTATCTTAATCATATTTACCTCAGTACGTTTAAATATTAAACGATCTTATTTTAATACTTGAATTATCTGCAATGAATGGAGTATGGATATCGTAGAAATCTGTATTATCTACAACAATTTCTACGATACCAGCATTGATTAAAGTACCGAAACAATTCTTACATGGGATTACTGAGTTCATATAAAGAGTTGTTCCAAGAGTTGAAACACCTAATCTCGCAGCATTTGAAACACAGTTTTGCTCGGCATGTTGAGCAGGACAGTATTGCATACCTCTACCACTATCATATCCTAATAGTTTACGTGGGCAGGTGTTGTTGATTTCTGCAGGTGAATATAGTTCATTAGTCTCTTTCATATCAGGCAAACTTTTAAGTGTCATATCAGATCGAAAACGATCCTGTCCACAGTGAGGAATGCCACGAGGAGGACTGTTGTAACCTGTGGAGATAATAGATTTGTCACGTACTAAGATGGCACCTATCTTACGTGACATGCAGGATGAATTAGCAGCGATGGTTATGCAGATGTTATGGAAGTAGATGTCCCACTTGGTTGATGGGACACTAGATAATATAAACTCACTACATTCTAAACATTTACCTTCATCTGTAATAGGTATACATTTTCCAGCTCTTATATTTCCACAGACTTTACAAGTCATTGTATCTCCTTGATTTTATCAATCTTATTAATAATAACTTTATGTAATTCTTCTGATGGACTTTCTAATTGCTTACAGATTAATAAATGAAGGGTATGATATTCACTTAGAAGTTTATATACTTTATCACGTAGAATTTCTAGTTGATATGTGTCCAAAATACCCTCCATTTAGTTTAGTTTAACAGACCTACACACGTTCCCGAAGAACGCCCTCACTCCCTATCCTCAACCTCAGTCTGCTAAGATTTAATTACCTAGGAATAACATATTTCTTCACAGTATTCTGTTCTCCATACTCAGCTGATTTCTTAACCCCTGCAATCAACCAACATTCTTTTCCAGGGAGATCATCTTCCCATGAGAAAGGACGGGAATAGTCAAGTTCAATTGCTGCAGCGAATTGCTGAAAGGAATACAAAGAACGTGTGTATTCTTTGGGAGTAAGTTTGGTTTCATCAAGTTCCCAAAAGAAGTCATTGAACTCTGCTACCATAGGTTCATCTGGTACATCGTAAACTACCGAATACCAGGCGCAGTCATTCTTATCGCTGATGCCAGTTCTCACCATTACAATTCTGGCTTTTACTTCTACGCCAGCAGTAAGGACTTTAGGTTCTTCAGCATCTCCAATTTCTTTTTCAATCGCACTGTAATCGGTTAAGCTCATGGATACTTCCTCCTGTTTGGTTTAAGATTGTTTAATTGTTAAACGAACTTATTTTCTTGTTAGTTAATCACCTCCTTTAAAGTTCAACTCTTTCAAGTAGGTCACCTACTCTATTTGATTCAATGTTAATAAGTCTAGCAAATTCTTTTAACTGATTTGCTAAAGGAACTAAGCATTCAGTTTCTTGTACAGGATCTTTTGGCCTATCTTCTGGTTGTCTTAGTACATCTGAAAAAGTTCCTTCAAGTCTATCATTTGTAGATGTTAGATATTGTATTGCTTGATGGACTCTTTCCATTTCTTGATTAACTTGTGACTCAGCCTTTTTTGCATTTGTTACATCACTCATCTTCCATTCCTCCTAGTTTAGGTTTATCTTCCCATCCAAGTTTTACCTTCTTCAACAACTCTTTAATATCAGGTTCCTCCACAGCACCTAACTTTCCATCACTTTTTAATCTCGATCTAGCAATATACTGACCGAGGGAGTCGACTAGCATTTCACGAATAGGGCCATCCCTACCTTCGGATTTCTTCTTTATGACGTATAGTTCGTCAAATAGCAATGGTATAGTAATTACTGCCTGTCCAGTTACATGCAGACGATGCCATACCTCTTTGCGTACAATTCCAGATGATGCATCTATTGATTTAACTTCTTCATGTTGGCGTAGATGGCCAGTCAAGATGAAATCGCAAGGTAGATTCATTAACTTTCGAATGTTATTAACTATCTTAACCTTCTGCGGATTATAATCTCGGCGATGCATAGGTGTTTCACCAGCTCTGTTTTGTGATGCTAGTTGATTATTCATAACTGCATCACCAAAGGTTGTAAGGCCATCTATACATACAGTTCCAAACATATCATAGTAGTGAGTGTTAAGACGAATTTCAATATCTTTCTCCCACTGTGCAAATGCAGTAGGTTTAAATGGATCTTCTTTTTCATAGGAAGTGTCAACTATGATTTGGCCTGTAGGATTATTCTTACTGCGAATCCAAGGTTCTAGACACTTCGTTCCACCAGGATCAAATGAATCTATGTGGATTGGAAAGCGTGCGGTTCGAAGTATGTAGGTTTTTCCAGAATTAGTTTCGCCTGTGATGATTGCGCTAAATCTCTTCTGCAAAGGATCACCGTTGTAGTAGTCAGTAACACGTTTCAGTTCTTTCATTTTATCGTAGGGCATTGGTTCTCCTTTATTATTTCTTCTAATCTACAAAGCCAATCATCCAGAAATACCTTGTGTCTCTGAAGAGAATCATCTATGCTTGAAGCAGCAGCTTGCATTTGAGAAGCCGCTGATTGCATGTTGTGTGAAGCTCTAGAAACATCCTCAGCTCCTATTAGTTGTACAAAGTCCATAGTTACCTCCTTATGAAAAGATAAAATAATCCTTAAACCATTGAAGCACATCCCAAACTGTTTGTTTTCTACTATAATCCCTATTAACTGAAGCAGGTAGATATCCACTTATCTTACTATTATTATATATTACTATCATATTATCAAGGTTACCTGATTCAATTTCAGTTTTAAGGTAGTCTAATGCTTCCAATGGAGTACGTTGTTTTTCTAATTGATAATCTATTATTGGGATAGGTTTATCCATCATTTCCATTCCAAGTTCATTTTATTTGTAGTTTCCATTGCACTTGGGTCCCAATACTCTATCTTAAACCCTAGCGGTGGCTCCTCGCATTGGCGTAGAGGATTAGCCCAGCACATACAGTAGTCGTGAAACTGGCATCCCCAATACTTGGTACACGCCCCTGGGTTCATAGGAAAGCACATCATCACTGCATCACCTTCCTTTGAATCACTCAGGCGATCCATATCTCTATCGACCTCATGAACTACATTCACAGTATTCCATAACCAGGTGTTCATCTGATCTGAAGTTTTCCATGCAGGTACACGAAGGAAAGATACATGATACCCTTGTTCACGTTGCTTTGAACCACGTTTTAAGTATTCAAAACAAGTTCCACAGAACTCTATGCCAATTACCTCTTCAATTGGATATAGACAGTAAAGGCAATGGGTGTAAGTGCCATTTTGAATAGAGAGGAAGAATTTATCTTCCCAGAACCTACCAAATTTCTTTGCAGATTTGTGGTCCCAAGAGAAGATCTTCCCACTTTGTCGGTTACGAAGAACAGAATCCATTCGATAGTGGAGGACTCGTCCGTCTTCAGTGATAGGTACAGTGCCGGAGACTTCGGTGTATAGTAGATCATTTTCAGTTAGGTCAGATTGACGCTCGGTTGCGAACTTTAATAATGCATAGCCAACACCAGAGGGATCTTTTGGTCTATACATATCATCAGTTTCTACAGGGAATTCTTTACGATAGAAATCAATGAAAGCACTGTATGCACCCTTGATGTCGTCATAGCCGTGGATTAGTTGATATTCTCTTGCAATGTGCCAAGCGTTGCCGAAGTAAAGATCATGGTTGGGCCTATTGACACGCCAACCTAGGATGTATTCATAGAAGAATTTCCTAGGGCAATCGTAGTAGGTGTCGAGTTTACTGGAGTCAAGAATAGAATGTGTTGGATGAGGCTGGATCATTTCTTATTTTCCTTTTCTATTAATCTAGCTAACTTCAATTTAAATTCCTCTGGCGTAGCCCTTTCTTTTGCCTTCCTATACATTTCAAGAAGAGATTTGTACTTACGGCAAAGTCTAAGGTACTCATCCCAGGAGCATCCAATAGATTTGCAAAAGTCTTTCTTCTCCCCTTGAGAGATTAAAGTTTCACAATGGGATAGGAATGTTAAGTCCTGGTCTCGTTCTTGCTTGTTTAATTCAGCAAGGTCGATTACTTTATCGTTCATTAGCTTCCTCTTCTAATACTTCACTTTCTTTATTTTTTACTGGTTCAAATATAGTTCCAGGTCCTTTATCCCAGTTCATTCTACCTTCGTCTCCAGGACATTGATTACGAGCAATTTCACGCTTATAAAAAGGACTGTAATAGGCTGTAGCACAATGAGAACCATAGGTACAGCCACAATGAATGCAGATTCTTTTATTTGCTTTTTTATGTTCTTCAATCATATTCATCTTGTCACCTTCCTCAACAAGTGTTGGTCAAGTAGTTCTTGGGTTAGTTTTAAAATGCGCTCACTTAGTTCCTTTATCTCACCTATATGAAATTCATGATCAACTCCATCATTTGTAGCAAGAACTTCATGACAGATAATATCCTTAAGCGCTTCCCCTCTCCATTTCTTCAACGTTCTTTCCGTTATAGGCATCTTCATTCCTCCACATTCGTTCTAAGAATTTAATAAATCTAGGATAAACATGGTTACTGTTGTAGGGTGCTATGCTAGGAAATTTATCAACTGAAACTATCTCCAGCGTATCACCTTTCTTCAGCAACCATCTAAATTTCCTTAGTCTCATCTGACTCTGGTCATCGGTGTAGACAAATGGACTAAGGAAGACTCTGCCATTGTTTAAGATTAGTTTAAGCCTAGTCATTGGCTTAGTCATAATATCAAGTTCCTTTCAATATAACTTCCATTTTTAAACAGAAGTAAATTCAAGGTGCCATGCTTTAATGCAAATACAGCACAGGCAATTGAGTTCATTACATTTAGAGAACATGGAACTATATAATCTTCTTTGGTAGAGTCCTTGAGAATCTCGTTGAACTTTCTATGCATGTTGTTAGTTGCATAGCGATTCATTGGACCTTCACTTAGGAAGATTATATCTCCATATGGTTCGGCTTCACTAAAGTCATGTGCACTTTTATTAATAATGAATACTTTAGTCATCTCCAGGCTCCTTTGATATATCAGATGCAGGGATAGTATTCTGCATAGATTTAATACTGGCTAAGATTCCATCAGGTGCAGATGATGTTTTCTCCTTCCGCATAGTATCACCTTTGCGTTTGTCATCTGTATGTGAGAATGGGTCTACTGGATTAACTTTAAGATCGTTTAATTTTTCAACGAACTTACCCTCAGCAAACTTTTCCTCAACAATAGATTCTGGTGGTCTGGGTTTTTCAATAGGTACAAAACCTTCCCTTTGTGATGGCTCTGCAATCTCCTCAGAACATTGATGAGGTTCTACAATGTCATAGATTTTACCTCTTATTGCTTTTCTAAGGAGAAGTAGTTCAGTTCCGCATTGGGCACAGTGTAGATGTTTAGGCATCATCATCACCTATAACAACTTCCAACTGTAACCAAGTCTTAGCTGTTGGATCAACAGTTTGCAAGATTGCAGTTGGCTTCTCTGCATATTCCAAGAAAGCTGACACCGCACCTGAGATCTTCCCAGGTACATAACCAATCATGAAGGTGTCATCTTCAATTGTTGCTATGAGTCGAACAGCATTGGCATCAAACTTGTTGCTTGGCTCTGGAGTCATTCTTAGATTCATTCCATTCTCCAGACGTGATAGACATGATTTAGCTTCATGGAACTTTACTCCTGCAACGAAGAACTTAAATTTTTCTTGCATTTTCTTTTCTCCCTTTCCATAGTTTTGGTTATGTGTTTCTTTCATTCCTAAATCTCTTAATTCATAGAAACTATCACCGTTAGTCATATTGCTTTCCTTTTCATTGTCCTCTTAACATAGGTTAAAGGTTTAACATTAAACTTGCCTTTTTTAATCTGTATCAATCGTTCAGTGTAAGTAGACCTATATCGATTTTGACAACCATCTAAGCAAGAATAGTATTTGATCCGACCATAGTCTCCCACTGGTCTGGAGTCGTAGCAGCGTAGACGTTTAGAACAATTTGGGCAGATCATTTAATTACCTCTATCATTGTTATATCTTCAACTCTTGCATCCCTAAAGTTTGTATATGAATCTGTATCAATATGTCCTCCAATATACGTTGTTAATAGATAAGTTCTTTCAACTTGAAGAATCACTTTCTTCTTCCAAGCCTTATAACGTTTTCTTCCAGTTAAGGTTTCTTTCATTTAACTACCTCTACAAATACAGGAAATCTAGGAACCTTTCTTCCTGGAGTTATATGTTGGTACTGGACTTTACAAATCTTCCCAACCAAGTTTTCTTTTTGTTTCCATAGTTCTTTCCTAGCACTTTGTGTAAAGCCTGTCCCAACTGAAAAGGTGTTACCATCTCCTGATTGGCAGGTAAGTGCTCCAAGACTTCCTTTGGGAGTTCCAGATATGGAAATCTCTTCTTCATACCCAATGATAACATAATTATCCTCTTGCTTTGGCTTAAACTTCATAACATAAGTACTACGTTTCTTTACATAAGGTGCAGAGAAATTTCTAACAATAATCCCTTCATATCCCCAGCCTATGATTTCATCATAGATTGCCATTACTTCTTCAAGGTTATTAGCAAGCCAATAAGGTGAATTGATAATAGGTGATTGAAATCGCAGGTGAGACATAAAGATGGTTCGTTCAATCTGAGCTTCTTCCTCTACATAATCAAAGACATGAAATTGCATTTCTAGGTGATCTGGATGCAAGTTGACAGTTCGTGAGGTGACTGAGACTATCTGTTCAAAAGTCCATCCATAGCGATATAGTTCTCCATCTAATTCCATATCTGCTAGATTGTGTTCTTGAAGTGCTGCATTAATATGAGGAACGGAGAAGATTGGATTTTCTTCAGAAGATACTAATAAGTATCCACCACTAGGGAGTTTAATAGCTCTGCATCGAACTCCATCATATTTAGGTTGGATGATAAAAGGCGGAGTCCATTTAGCAAGGCGTTTTTCTTCAAAAGGGTATGCCTTCATGATTCCCTTCCATCGTTGCCAGGTCATTCGCACATCATCTGAAGTTTGAAATGATTTTTGGATTTTTTAGCTTCTTCAACAAAGTCAATTTCCTTAGTTATCTTACACGTCTGGAATTTACCTTCTTTGATACTAATAGATAGCCAATCATTCCAGGATTCATTATCTGTAAATTTAAACACTGGATCATTTACAGAACCTGTAAGTTCTAAATTCCAAAAGACATTAAACTTCCTATGTATTGGACCTAGGAGATTTTCTATAACATCTTCCAGTGGTAATCCATCTAAGCTAAATGCAAGGCTTTGCCATACATAGGTGGATACTTCACAGTGAGTAAATTTTTCTGGGAGATCTTCAAACCAAGGTAGGTTGTTGACGAATACTATAACTTCTTGACATTTATTTTGGAAGGCTATTTTGTTCTTGTAGGTTTTTGATTCAGATTCTAGTCTAATACTTAAATCATCAATATTTAATTGCATTTCTTATTCTCCTATCATTGTTGAGTTTGTTTAATTATTGAACGATCTAATTGATGTTACTGAAATGTTCAATTTATAGATTTGAAAAAACGTCCTAGGCATCAACCGAAGGGTTACAGCCTAGAACGTTTTAGCAGGGACGGCATCCAATTTATACCTGGAAGTGGTACTTATCCCTGTGCGGCGACTTTCAACATCTCCAACATCTCGGCCTGTTTGTCTGGAGTAGCAGTCTTGAACTTGGCAATAAATGCTTGTTCTGCATCTACCTTCGCACCGATTATTGCTACACCCATTTTAGCATCTGCAAATTTGTCCTGGATTTGTTCTGGTGTTGATCCAGCTTTCAATGCAGTTCTAATACCACTTTGAATTGTAACGGCCCAGTTGCGAAAGGCATTAGTGAGTAATGCTTCTGCTCCAAACATTTGTTCAGCTTCGGCTAGATCATCTGAGTAGTTGACAACAACGGCTGCTGTCATTTCTTCTGTTCCCTTTTTCTCATTAGCCGGTACTCGTGCACTTACGTCTTTCTGAATCATTTTGTTCCTCCCGATTTGATGATTTGATCTCTTTGAGTAACTCTCTACAATAGAAAGTCTTTCCTCTTAGAGACATGGAAACTGTTGTTGGATTAACTTTAATTACTTTTGATATTTCTGCATATGTAAGACCATGATTACGTAAAGCTAATGCTTCTTCTAATAATTTCTTTGTCATTACAACACCTGCTCCAGAAACACTAGTATCTCTATTATTATCAGAAAAAGTACCTAAAGCTAAATGGTAAGGATTTATACATAATCTATTACTGCATAGATGTCTAATACAAGTCTTTCTATTACCTATAATTTCTTGGTAATATCCATATGCTAGTATAAATGTTGCTCTATGTGCTGCCATAGGAGGCCCAATAAATGAAGTTCTACCATAACCTAAATTTTTATCTATTGGACCTTTCCATTCCCAACATTCATTAGTATCTCCAATGTCAGTGTATAAAGATAGGAATTTATCTAGTCGAGCATTATTTTTAATCATAAATATAATATATCAGATCTACTGATGAACGTCAAGGAAATTTTTGGTGTTTTTCCTTGCTGGTTATTTAACCTCTTCAAAAGTAATCTTGATTTTCTTCAAAGGTACACCACCAACCCTTGAGGTAGTCTGTGGGATGTAGGTAGTGTAACTACCTTCTACTTCCTTATACCTATCTCCACCACTTTTCCTAGCTGGTCTTTCAAGTGCTACGGTTACAGATTTTTTCATAGTTTAATCACCTCCTTTTGGTTTTGCAATACATAGTATAGTTCTAGGATGAAATCTAATAAAAGCTATCCCATCTACACATATCCAGATTCTACCATCTTCTGCTATCTGAATACCAAAGTCACAGAAACCAGATTTTGGTGTAAGGTTTTCAATAGACATAAAACCTTCTTGATGTGTTTCATCATAGGCTTTCATCTTCCTTCCTCAGATCGTTTAATATTTAAACGGACTTATCCATATCCATTTGATACTTCCTAACTTCCTCTTTACTAAACACCTTTATAGGTCCATTAGATTCCCACTTAGCCATGACTCGTTGTCCTTTGCGTGGAAGAGGAGAACTATAAGATTCATTCTTACACTTGCATAAATTGAAGATATGTTTAGCACTTCCTTTGAAAGTCATTAGAGGATCTCCTTTCTATGCTTCCTTTAGATAGTTACTTGGATTATATCCACTAGCATAAGGTTCTACACCACAATCACCAGCAAATACATGAGTATATCTACCACTTTCACTTATACAGATAAACTTTGTAAATATACTATTATCCAATACATAACAATATGCCTTAAACATAATCTTTATTGGTTTGTTATACCAAACACCACTATGTACATGGATATATTCTTTACCCATCTCTACATTCTCTATTCCTCTAATTCCTTCAGGAAACCTTTCTTTTGCTTCTTCTAGATTTAACATAATTTAATTCTCCTATTCCAAGTTAAGTTATTAAATCCATTCTTCCATCTGTTCATATATATCTTCATCTAGATAATCCCAGTCATTCCATAAAAGATCCTCATACCATCTATCATCATTTCTAGAACAATCTTTACATTCTTTATTAGAATCTATTACATGACAAGATAGTGTATATTTACATTCACAGTCTGTAAGATTATCATCTATACTACCATTAATGAATTGTATAGTTGTCTTTTTAGACATGATTCTCCCTATTCTAAATTAAGTTGTTTACAAATTGCTGCAATCTGCTCCGAAGTCATCTTCTTCAACAACACATCTGCTGCAATCTCCGTAGGTTTCTTATTATTCTTTTTAGTCTTAGTTATCTTCATACATCTGCCATCAATTATAGCGAGTGAATGATCTACTTTACCATACTGTAACTTCAATAGCCGGTATCGGTCTTTGAGGATATTAAGATTAGGTTCAATCTTATTTATCTCTCTATAAGTTTCCAGTATTTGAGCATATAGATCATCTTTTTCGATTTGAAGATTTACTTTTTCATCTGTCGTCATTGTAGTTACCTCCTAATCATTAAGATAATCTACCTTATCCCTATAATACTCCCATACTTCTACATCAATAAATACATCCCAGCAGTTGCGACATTCTTCTTCAACTGTACACTTTTGCAGACACTCTTGCGTACACTCCATGTCAGTTGAACAGTTCCATTTTGGAGGAGCTGACCAACCCTGGGTTTCTGAAGTATCGACAAAACCTGTAGATGCTGCAACTAGTAGAGTTATGGGAGCTGCTATTGCCAATGTTAGTTTTGCTAGCTTAGGTAGTTTCATTTAGCTCACCTCTATCTCTATAGGTTTTTTAGGAAAAGTCCTGTCATTGTTAGGGTAAGGTGATTTCCTAGTCATTATTTCTTTAATCTTTCTAGCAGTCTTCAATATACCAAAGACATCAACATCACCTATCTTTGCTGCTCTTCCAACACCAGCACCTTGTGCAGTGTAGACACTAGCATTACCAACCTTAGCTTTACGATCCCATCTTTTAGAAATTCTTTTAGCTCCATGAGCTTTTGGATAGCGTTTTTCCATTAGTTTTCTCCTTCTACTTTAAAGTTATTCTTCTGACCTAAGAACTGTTTATTGCAATAACCATAGTTTACATTTAATTCTTTAGCCAATCTAGAAATAGCATTACGTAGTGCTCTTGCTTTCCCAGCAGCATCGGTGTAGTAGATGTGAATCTCTCCATGCCAATTTAGAGTTACTTTGTAGATTGTTTTATCCATAGATTACACTGTAGATTACACATAACAAACCTATCAATGATCCTATGAGACCTAGAATAGCTATAGTTAATCTAATTACATATGACCATCCTATGAATGTAGATATGCTTGACATAGTATTCCTTTTATCCTTCCTCTATTGCATTAAACTTTGGAACTGGTCTTGGTTCAGTTTCCCTAAACATCATACTGAGTAGTTCATACAATCTATCAATTTGCTTTGATACATCAGCACGAACTTCATCGTTGTCAGATCCTAGTGATTTATGCAAATCAATCACTATATCGTGGATAGTTTCTCTTACTGATATTTTAGCCATAATTACCTCCTAAACAAAAAAGGGCGACCATTTCTAGTCGCCCGATTTAGTTTACATTCTAGATACGAAATCCATTAGTTCATCATATTGTTCACTAGTCAACACACCGGCAGTATCTAGACCGGTTACAAAGCCCTCATTCCATCCTTTACCATTGCTAGGATTGCTAGGATCAGCTACATCCAATAGATGCGCTTTTACTTGTTCTTCATTGATAACACGTTCACTATTAATACCATGTCCGATAGTCATATAATCAAAAGATGGTTTTGGCATAGATTATTCTCCCCTAGTTATTTGATGATTTATTTATCTAGAATGTAATTCAACAGTCACACCATCTAGTTCCCATGCACCACTTTTGTCGCTAGTGAGAAGTTCAATAGTATGGTCACCAGGTGGTAATACAATAACACTACCTGTTAATAGTTCAATACTCACATTTGCTCCATTGTCTATAATAGAACTAATGTTTTCGATTGTTAATTTCATAGCATTTTCTCCTAGTTTAAAATGTGATTGGTTATGGACTTCATTTCAATTATAACAATATCACAATAATTGATAGGTGTCAATGGATAAATTGCCAATGCTGCATGAAATGCGCTATTATTTCAATTCATTTCCCAATGACACTATTTGACAAATCATAGATCGTTTAATAATTAAACCAACTATGCCGTGGCTTTAGGTGTACACATAGTATCTAACTCCTCCTGCAATTTCCTATCTTTCTCTTTAATCCTTTTAGCATCAGCTTCGTTTTCCATTTCAGTTTTCACTCTAGGTCGATTATCAACCTTTACAGTCCTCTCTTCCTTTAATTTAGCTGTTTTCTCTTTATCTATTCTCTTTAACTCTTCTAGTAAACTTTCACCAGAATTATCATCCTCTACCTCAAATTTACCTTCACCTAATATAGCTACTCCATTCTTATCATACTTTATAGATGCTTTAGCTTTCTTACTTCTTTCCATATCTTTCTCTTTCTTTATTCTAGCAATCTTTGCATCAGCTACAGCAATATGCTCTTGTAAAGTCATGCTACCATCTACAACCTCTTCAGATTGTATAACCTTAGCATCCATACGTTTGCCAGGTCTAATACTTTTATGACTAGCCAATGATTTATTTCTATCACTTAGCAATTGATTATGTGTAGCATTTTTCAATCCTCTACCGTCAATATTAAGATTAACTCTATACTTCCTCACTAGCATTTCCCTAGCTTCCATTGTATCTTCCGTCATGACTATCTCACCTGTATCAATTAGGAAGTCACAGAATATCTTCATATTATCTCTAACTACATCACTCATGAATCTAGTGAAGTTTCCTTCCTTATCCAACCATCTACTCAATGTTGCTAGTATCCTAGAATCCATCCAAACCTGTACCATTACATCCCCTTTGAAAGTCTTAGGATTGAACATACTACTTCCTTTAGTACTATTATCTGCATATGGTTTGTTTCTTACATATCCTTTTTTTCCCATCTTACACCTCCAATCTATTTAAGTGTCCTTATAAATCCAACAGTTTCAGCTACATCTTCTACATCTCTATCTTCAACTACTACTCTAAGAACTCCCTGTACAAAAGCATTACATGCTAAGGTTATTACATCTTTAGAATAACCTTTTTCTATTAATTCATTTGCATACTTATCCCAATATCTATTTACAATATCTTCTATCCTTTCCTTATCATTTCTTTCCCTCATCTTGGTTTCTCATCTTTAGTTAATGTGGTTAATACATATAATGTGGATAATGCTTTAGTGCTATTCATATACACCTCTTATATATATTTCTCTCTATGTCTATACCAATAGCACTAACCCAATAACGACATTAATTGTATTATTGTTATTATTACATTATATATGTAGTATGACATATTGTCAATGTATTAATATGTACAATTACTTAGATCGTTTAATCATTATATGATCTTGATGCTTATCTCATCTCCCAAGGTTAATTATAGATTAGAGAGCATGAAAAAACCCTAGAGCGTTGATGGCCCTAGGGTTATGTATTCTAGCATGATGATAGGTTGATGTTTATTCGATGATTTCGTTGTCGTTGTTGGTACTAGTATCAATATTTGGGCTAGGTTGTGGAATGTTGACGGTTTCTAGTAATGCCGGATTATCAACGGCAATTTTTGCTAGTTTCAACGGTATGCCGGCATTGACTAGGTTATCAATGCGTTCGGACCTAGACAACGTTTTTTTACCGGCATTGCTAGCCGCGATGGTTGTACCATCTAGCTCATTCAATTCATCCAATGATAACGCTCTAGACGGTCGTTGAAATGCGATTCTACGATTACCCGCTAACCATGATTTGATTTCGGTATCGCTAGCCGTTGTGAAATCCCATTCAACACGGATCGTTGTGCTAGCGCCACGGTTGTTGGTGATGCTAAATGAATCAATGATTGTACCGATCAGTATTCCTAGTTCATTACTCATGGTGTTATCCCCTTTCATATTGGAATGTGACATCATGCTAGAATGTTCCAATCATTACCGATGCTAGATGTAAATCATCTAGTCATACTCAATTTATCAAAGAACAATCAATCACCATTATCATCACATATATATTCTAGGGTGTCAACATAAATCGTAACTAGCTGTTATCATTGAATATATTCGCTATGCAATGTCGATGGGGGAATGGCTAGGTAATAGCGCGGGGGTTACCAGTCTTACATTTTGGCTGAAAATCTAAGCAATTGTACGAAAATGTACCATTTTTCATGTAATGCTAGGCAGCTCAAGCATGGAAGGGTTACTAGACAGATTGTTTAAAAATTATACAATCTAAATGCTGTTATCTACAACTATGGTCAAATACATTTATTAATACGTTGACAAAACATGATAGAACATATATAATCAATGGATATTAGAATAGAATTATAATGGAGATTATGAATGGAAGCTGTAGCAAGAAATTCTTTATACGGATTTGAGATGAGGGAAGTTGATAATCGTCGCAGCGATCGAAAAGGTTGCCATGATATTAAGCAACTTTGGCAGCGTTCGCATGAAATTATCTCTATGGCTCTCCAAGGATTCAAACAATCTGAGATTGCTGATGTTTTAAGTATTACTCCAGCTACAGTATCCAATACTTTAAATTCCGAGTTAGGCCAGAAAAAATTATCTGAAATGCGTGAGAAGAGAGACGATGGAGTAGTTAATGTATCTAAAAGAGTTGCAGAGCTTTCTGAGAAGGCTCTTAAAGTATATGAGAAAATCTTTGATGCTCAAGAAGCTCCACTCAGTCTTCAGAAATCTACTGCAGACACGATTTTGATGGATTTAGGTGGTCATCGTGCTCCTACAAAAATTGAATCTAAATCTCTACATGCATCTGCAACGCTGGAAGAAATTGAAGAATTCAAACAACGAGGTATTGCTGCAGCCCGTGAGTCTGGGATGCTAGTGGAGGTGCCAGGTGAGTCTACGCCAGAAGCAGTCTGAATTTGCTATGAAACTAGCTCTTCTGATTCTCTTCGCAAATGAAGCAGGATATGAAGTAACTATCTCTGATGTTCAATCCTTTCCAAAACACAAGCGCCATCGCAGAGGAAGCTTCCATTACAAACGTCTTGCTGCAGATCTTAATCTTTTTAAAGATGGGACCTATCTGAAAAATAACCTAGATCATTTGCAGTTAGGAGAATTTTGGAAAAGTATCGGTGGTAGTTGGGGTGGAGACTATGGTGATGGTAATCACTATTCATATGGTGAAGATTGATTAATTATTAAACGATCTGGAGGTTAGCAAATGTATAAAAAACTTTCATTATTACTAGCAATTTTGCTTGTAGCTTTACTAACATTCTCTTGTGCTGGATCGACTAAGAATACCTACAAGGTCTTAGCAGTTAGTTTCCAAACCTACGACACAGTACTTACTTCAATTGGAACTCTCTACAAGCAAGGCCATATTAGTGAAATTCAAAAAGAAAAGATAATTGCTGCAGGTCATACCTATAAAGATGCCCATAACCTTGCTGTTGCTGCTTTACTACAATACAAGAATTCTGACAATCTAAGTGATGAAGTATCTTATCTCAGAGCAATTGCCATTGCTTCTTCAACACTTGCTGAATTAATCCGTATAGCAACACCTTTAATGGAGGGACACTAATGGCTAGTCCAGAAGTAACATTAGCAATCATTGGCGCTGTAGTCACCCACGGTCCTGATGCTGTAAAATTAATTGCAGAGTTAATGGACAACAGGAAACCTTCAGCAGAGGAAATTGAATCTTTATTCATAACTAAAAATCCAGAGGAATACTTCGATGAATGATATAGTAAAGGAATTCTTACATAAAAATCTTGATAATATAATCTGGGGAGCTATTGGTGGTGTAGCAATTATAGCCACTGCATGGTTTACAGATCTTGATATGACAGCTATGATCGGTGCCTTTATTGGTATCTGTATCAATAAGATGCGTGGATCAAATGGAGTTGTTAAATCTATAGACCCTGAGGTATAAAATGAAAAGATTATTTTTATCTTTAATCATAATCCTATCCTTAGCACTCCCATCCTTCGCAGCACTTCCATACACTAAAGATATCATAGTAACCTCACCAGATGGTATCTGGACTGATACCCGTGCTTATACTACAGTAGCTGATGCAGTCACTGCAATCGGTGCAGATGTACGCACTTTAGTAATTCCTTCTGCACAAGCAGTAGGTACATTAACAATTCCTGCAAATGTTTCCCTTCGATTCGAACGAGATGGTTCCTTAGTAGTTGCAACTCAGTTAACTCTTCAAACTTCAAAAATCGAAGCAGATGCACATCAGATCTTCTCTGGCACTGGAGACATTGACTTTGTAGCAGGAACTATTGTCAAAACCTCTTGGTTCGATGATTTGGATGAAGCTCTTGACGTCACCTCTGATGATACTTTAGTAATGCTTGTTACTGCAGCTGAAACTACAGACAATGATATGGCTATCGGTAATGATGTTATTCTTAGATGGGAATCCCCTTTCATCATTACAGTAGATGCAGGTGATACTATCTCCAATCTCAAGAATATTGAAGCAGGATCATATCAAATTTTTGCAGGAGCTGGAGACTTTGACTTTCTTGCTGGTTCAATTATTCACTCTTCTTGGTTTGTTCGTATTCGTTCTATAGATGTCTACACAGATGATGATAATACTAACATTACTATTCTAGTTGATCAACCAGAAACTGTAGATGCTAGTTTTACTTTTGATATATATCAAGGATTATATATAGAAAAAGGCTGTATTATATCTATAGACACTGCTCAAATACTTACCTTAGATAATCAATTTAGTGCTGGATTGTATCAAGTGTTTGATGGAAGTGGGAATGTAGTATTTGGTTCAGGAAGTATTGACTTTGTTAGGCCAGAATGGTGGGGAGCAGTTGTAGATGGAGTTACTAATGATCAGCCAGCAATACAAGAAGCAGTTGATTCTTTACCAGTTGGTCCTACTGGAGTTGTTGCAACAACTACTTCTGATTATACTGATGGTGGAGTTGTAAAGTTATCACGTGGTGATTGGGCTATTACAGCTCCTATTGCATTAGATAGTTATCAGCAAGTAGTTGGTTCTGGTCCATCTACAGTTATTATTAATACTGCAACTGATACTGCAGCCTTTGAATTGGGGGCTGATGATAATGCTTTTCATATAAGGATGAAAATAAAGAATCTTACTATCCGTGGACCAGGAAGCGCCTACGATGCTGGTGGCTATGGCATACATGGTTATGCTGTTATGCGCTCATTGATTGAAAATGTATGGATTAGCGGATGTACTGATAATGCTATTTATCTCCAAGGGTCATCTTATACATATATTGATAAAGTGCATATTTATGCCAATAAAGGGTATGGGATACATCTCTTTGGTGTAACCACAGATGCTTATCTTTGGACAACATCAACTCATATTTTAAATTCTACTGTAATTCTTAATTACAAAGCAGGAATTAAAATTGAAGACGCTACAGGCAATAATACTATTCATCATAATACGCTAGAAAGCAACGGGTTTATTACACCAGAACAGCTTGGAACAGTTGGGCATTTATCACCAATATCCTATGAATGTAATGTATTACTACATCAAGCACATTCCACCAAAGTACAAAATAATTATTTTGAACATACCGGTGGGTACGGAACTATTAATACAAATGTTCAAGTTGCTAATTCAGGAAGTGAGAAATGTTCTATAACAGATAATACTTTTGTAACTGGCATCGGCCTTATAATCTGGGCAAGTCAAAACCAAGCCCCTTGGTATAATTTTATTGCAAGAAACTCTTTTCTTAAAACACAAGCTGGAAATATGATACTTGCATATGAAGTTGGAGAAACTGCATCATATTTTAATAAGTTTGTAGACAATCTTGGTATGCGAGTTAATGATCAAGATGATCAACCATATAAACAACTTTGGGATTCAACTGGTATTGCTGATGGATTAAGATATAATGCAACTGAGGTTGCAGGTGGTGCTGGATATCTTCCTCCTTTAGCACTTACTACCTTAGACTCTCAAATCTCTGGTGTTTCCCCTCCAAGAATTTTTATTATTACGTTAGATCAAAATATGATTGTAGGTGTACCAACTCCAGCTGGGTTGATAGATTTTGATATGACATTTATCTTTATTCAAGGTGGTGCTGGTGGATGGACTGTTACTTTCACTGCTAGTTATAAAAATGAGTGGAGTGATGTAGGAAATGTGGCAGGGAAAATATCAACTATAAAATTTCATTGTCCGACAATAACTACAATGTATCAAATAGGTGCTCAGTCAGGATACTATTAATGGATCAAGAAACTAAACAAATATTATCTCAGTGTTCTGTTAGTACTCGCATGGCTGCACAGACTTTCTTTCCTGAGCGTTTCTACATGCCTTTTGCAGATGAAATTCATGGAAAGATATTTGATTTAATTGATGGTCCTGAGAAGAAAGTAGCTATTGCAGCTCCTCGTGGTTGGGGGAAGACTTCGATAGTTGCTCTTGCATTGATGGCCAGATATATCATGTTTAATCATACTGGATTCATTTGCTATATCAATAAATCTCATGATGCTGCATCACTTCAAACTGAAAACCTTCGTCGTGAGCTAGTAACTAATAGAATGATTAAACATTTCTTCGGCCACTTCAGAGAACGTGATGTTAATTCTAAAGAATTCGAAGAAGTATTTTCAAAGAAAGCATGGGTCGCTTACAATACCCTAATCTGGCCACGTGGCGCTGGTCAGCAAGTACGTGGTGTGCTATTTAAAAATGATCGGCCTGGATTAATAATTATAGATGATCTTGAAGATCCAGAGAAAATCCACAATGATGAGATACGTAGAAAGTGGTACGAGTGGCTTTATGCAGATGTTATTAAAGCTGTACCTCGTATAGGGAAAGCAGCTCAGAATTGGAAGATAGTTTATATCGACACTTTAAAACATGAAGATTCTGTATTACAGAAGTTAATGGAATCAGATGAATGGGCTTCAGTGAGACTTGAAGCATGTGATGATAACTTTAAATCAACTGCACCTGAATTTATGTCAGATGAGGATATACAGAAGGAATGGCAAGAGCATCTTAATTCAGGCCAAACAGATGTATTCTTCAGGGAACTTCGCAATCTACCAATTTCAACAAAAGATTCTGCATTTCAAAAGGACTATTTCCATTACTATAATGTCCTAGACGATATGAATAAAAAGGAAGATGATCTAAGTGTTTTAGATGTTGAGATTCAATCTAATCAAAATATCGAAACAGTAATCTTAATGGATCCTGCTAAAACAGTAAAGATCCACTCTGCTGAAACTGCAATCATTGGTGTAGGTATTGATTTATCAAGTGCTAAAATTTACGTAAGAGATGCAATTTCAGAGAAGTTCTATCCAGATGAAATATACGATGCGCTCTTTGGAATGGCCGTACGATTAGATGCAAAAGTAATAGGGATTGAGGAAACTTCACTTAACGAGTTTATTCGTCAACCTATTAAAAACGAAATGTTTCGTAGAGGAAGTTTCTTCGAGTTGATCTGGCTTAAAGCCCGTGGTGGGATGAAGAAAGAACTTCGCATTAAGGAACTAGTCCCTTACTATCGTGGTGGATACATCTACCACAACAAAGCCAATGCAGTAATGAAGAAACTTGAAGCACAACTCCTAATGTTCCCTCGTTCACGTCTATGGGATCTGATGGATTGTTTAGCTTACATCATTGAAATGTTAGAACTTGGCGAAAGATACTTCTCTCCATCTGATAATCCAGAAGATTCTGAATCGGAGTATAAAGAACTTGACTACGACAAACCTATTGAAGATTGGAGAATGGAATGAATGGACATTCTATAAAGAAAGAGACTTATGTAGAAGCAGATGAAAAAACTACTAAAGCTTTAACCTTTGATATATTGGATAATATGTTTGAAAAGATAGATAGTATAGTTGATGTTCAAAAAGCACAAGTTGTAAAATGTGGTGTAAGAATGGGAAAGATGGAAAAGAAAAGGAAATCAGATAGAAGAAAAGATACAACCATTTCAGCTACTTCTGGTTTCTTTGGCGGTGGTGCAGCAATGGCTATAATCTATATTAAAGAACTTTTTTCAAAATAAGATCGTTTAAAAATAAAACGGACTTAAATGGCTATACAGTTTATAAGAATAGGTGCAATAGATGATGGCTTTGGATATGATGATACAGAGTTTCCAGATTCTGGTATTGAGCTTACTACACCAATTGCATGTGGAGCACCTGTAAATGCTAATGAAGTACTTCGTCTAGATGATGTAGGTGGAGTAGCTGGAGATCTATCTGGTCCTGCAACAGCTACAAATAATGCTATAGCTGTATTTGATGGAGGTACTGGAAAATTACTTAAGAATAGTGCCTGTATAATAAATGCTACTGGGCAGATAGGTATAGGAGTTAATCCTCCAACATATGCACTACATGTGGTTGAAGCAGCTGCACCAACAGTATTTTTACAAGACACTACTAACACTTGCCAAGCTTTCTTACAAGCAGGAGATACTATAGCTCGTGTTGGTTCTGTAAGCAACCACGATTTCAGAATTCAATCTAATAGCGTAGATCGAGTATGGGTAGATAATGGAGGAGTTGTATCAATAGGTGGTAGTGTAGCTAACAGTGTAACTATTGCAACTGATGGTCAGTTTACTTTACTTGGTACAGCAAGAGTTAACAAGATCCAACAAATTCATTTATCATCTATGAAAAGAGGTGTAGGTAATCCACCTGGGGAGAGCCTTAAAGATGGCTTTCCTACACTAGACTTTGATAATGTAGCAGATGAGGAAGTCTTCTTTTCTTTTACAGTTCCTGATATGCAAGATGTTTCAGTAGATATGAGTATGCATCTACAATTTTTTGTAGATACTGCTCCTGTTGCTGCAGCTGGTGTTGCTTGGGTTATTGAATGGAAAGCAACGGCTGCAGGAGAAACTATTGATTTTACAGTTGGGACTGCTACAATACTCCATGTTGAAGCAATTACAACTGGAACACCTGCCAATGATGCTCTGAGAATAGACTGTGATGATATAGCAGGTGGAGCAGGTGGTATTGTTGCAGGTGATTTATTACAGTGTAGACTATACCGTGATGTTAGTGATGCAGGAGATACCTTTGCTGGAGATGTAAGACTTATAGGATTTCATGTCCACTATACAGCTAATAAATTAGGCGAAGCTATATAAGGAGAAAAGATGAAATATTCAACTACAATAAATGGCATACCAGGTGTAACAACTAGAGTTGCAGCATCTGATGCTGTACAACAACTTGCAGATGCTTTAATCATTCCTGATGGCCATCCTGCGAATGCAGTTATGATTTCCTGTGAGGATCAAAATCTAAGATATGCATTTGAAGTTGATCCAACACCTGGTGCTACAGGCCTTGGTCATATTCTTTACGTAGGTCAGAGTTTAACTCTTTATGGTGGAAGACTTGTTAATGAATTTAGATTCATCAATGCTACACAGCAGACTGATGGGATTATCCAAGTTACTCCATTGTTTGAAATAGGAGTTTAATTATGAAGAAATTACTTTTATCTATATTTCTTTCTTTATTAATTGCAGTACCTGGATTTGCTCAAAGTACATATACTCCACCTTTGTTAGTTACTGAAGTGGATGGTAGTCCTTCTAGTAATATAACTCAAATAGTCCTTCCTAATGGAACATTGACTATTACAGGTTCTCAAGCAACTTATACTCCTGCGGGTGCATCTTCAGATGAAGCAGCTCAGGATATTATAGGTGCAATGACTACTGGAAATACTGAAACTGGAATTACAGTAACATATCAAGATATTGATGGTACTCTTGATTTTGTACTTGGAGATTTGTCTGCAACATATGCACCTACATCTACACATGGGACATCTATTGGAGCTGGATTTTTGCTTGATGTTGCAGTTCTAAAAGCATCTGTGATTCTGCAGAAATATCATGGAGTAGATCCATCTGCAAACATGCTAACCTTTTTGGATGCCACGGCCTATTCTGACATGCTTACATTGTTTGGTCTTGGCTCTACTGATTCTCCTCAATTTACCGGTATCAATCTTGGTCATGTAAATGATACGACTATTTTGAGGTCCGGTGCAGGAAATGTCACGATTGCGGGTGTTGAGATATACAAAGTTGGTGACACTATTGACACAGGTGACATTCCAGACATAAGCGCAACGTATCAACCGGTTGACTCAGACCTAACATACCTTGCAGGGTTCACCCCAACAGCAAATGTAAAGTCAATCCTAAATGCTGCTAATTATGCCGCTATTGATACCCTGATGGACTTAGATGATTTGCAGACATCTACCGGTATAGCAAAGGGAACGTCACATCTTGGCACGTTTACTGGAACAACGATAACCGATTCAAGCACAATCAAGGTAGCTTTGCAGGAAATTGAGACATCCCATGAAACTCTTAAAGGAACGGCTGTTGTAGTAGCTGATCCCGATGCAGATAGAATGTCGTTTTGGGATGATGGCGAATCAGCAATGGCTTTGCTTTCACCAGGAAGATCTTTAACCATAACTACTACGAATTTGGATGTTGATGTCGAACTCTACACTGATAGCGAAACCGCTTACATTGAAGACCCCGAAGTGGAAACCTTTGACGAAGCATGGTTTTTTGGTCGAGCGATAACTATAACACGGGTTAGTTGTGTAACGGACACCGGCACAGCAACACTGAATATTGAAAATGGGGCTAACAATGTTTTAAGTTCTGAAATCGTTTGTGATGCAGGGGAACAAGATGCGTGCGGAAGCGGTTGTGATGTAAATACGATTAACAGTAGTTACGATAACTTTTCTCAATTTTCATGGGCAGATATTGATATCTCAGCAGTAGCGAGTGATCCAACGAAGGTGTCAATAGCCTTAACTTTTACGGTAGATGATTAAGGGGATGATATGAGAAAA